GCTATGGCTATGGCTCTGGCGATGGCGATGGCTATGGCGATGGCTCTGGCTATGGCTATGGCTATGGCGATGGCTCTGGCCCTGGCTCTGGCCCTGGCTCTGGCTCTGGCTATGGCTATGGCGATGGCTCTGGCTCTGGCTCTGGCGGGAATGAATATGATTAACCTAACTAGCGAAAAGATACTTCAATATAGAAACCAAAAGCCAAAGAAAACATTTCAATGGATCGGTGATAAATATGGGATATCAAAGCAACGAGTTCATCAAAAGCTATATTCGCCATTAAAAAAGCTTCGCCAGTCAAACATTAAAAACTTCTTTGACTGCCAAGAAAAATATCATCAGTGCCTAAATAATGACTTTATTCAAACAAAACCAATGAAAATGGGCAATATATTTGAATCTTATGTGTTTGACGAAATAAAGGACGAGCACGAATGGAAGAATATTTGTCAAGGTATATCGCAAAAAACACTTGATGCAACCAAGATTTATGCGCAACACGTCAAGCCAATATTTAAAAAAGGAAAGCCATTTCAAAAACTATCCCTAACTACCAATAAATTCAAGCTAACCGGAGAGGCAGACTATATTGGGACAATAGAATATCACGGCGTAGAATACAAAGGGATCATTGATTTAAAATTTACAGGATCAATCCCAAAGATATGGGGCTTCGGGAATGATAACGATCTGTTTGGAATAAAGCCATGGGATGGAAAAAGCGCGATGAAAGACTATCTTCAGGCTTTTGCTTATCCATACATAATTGCGAAGAAAACGGGCGAGGTGCTGCCAATTTACTACCTCGTAGTTGAATCAGGAACGATTGAACACATGATTGAAAAACCACCTTTGACAAAGCTGTTTCATATTATGCCCACTGAAAAGAGCTTCGCTTGGTTTGAAGACATAATTAAACAGGTCTTAGCTTCCTACGACGACCCATTCCGTACAGCTAACTATAGTCACTGCCTAGAATGTCAATTTTATAATGACCGAATATGCAAAACAGGACTGAAAAGAGCATCAGCAATTCAAACAATAAACGTAGATGAACTGAACCCGGCATAAACCAACTTAAAAAATAATACCTAACTTTTTCGATTTATCTTTTTAAAAAACTTGAATTATAAAAAAAAACTATGTTAGTCGCGCTTTTTTTAGCTAATTTGAAGTTAAAAAAACAACTTTACTTTATTTTATTTTGGCTTATAATTAAACTCCGGGTTTATAAATCTTCAGAAAATTTAACCATTAATACTTCTGTACCGACACGGGTGCGTTTTTGATAAACAAAATGCCGGCCTTATAGAGAAGTTTGATTTTAGGAGGATACATATATGGATTGGATAAAAGTTAAGACGAATCACATTCTCTGGGAGTATAACGACCTGTCAGATAAAGAGTTTAGAGCATGGATCAATATCATGGCTTTAACATCTAGATTAAGCCACGTTCCAACAGACAAGCAACTGCTTGGAGTAGCCCATCATAAGACCATTAAAAGTCTTGAAAAAAAGCTTATAAACCACTCAAGAGACCTTCAAGACATCCTTAAGAAGGTCTTAAGAGATGCTCAAGACATAGCTGATAAAAAAGCCAAGACAAAAGAACGTGTCAGAAAACATAGATCAATAAATCTAGTTAAAAACAATGAAATAAATAAATTAGAAAAAATTGATAATAAAGAATGTAACGCGTTACCGAACAGTTACGTAACGCGACAGAGAAGAGAAGAGAAGATTAGTATTAATACTATAAATAATATTAATACTAATAAAAAAGACGACGACGACACTTTGCTTATGTCGTCGTCGTCTTTTTTGGAGATTTTTAAAAACGAGGAATTTTTAATAAATCCAGTTGAGTTTTGTCAGTCGAATTTAAACTTTTGTTTCAACATCGCTAAGATTAAATCAAATTCTGTATCTGGCCTAAAAGACCCTGACAGCTATGTTTCATGCATGATCAATGGTCTACAAGGGGGATACAAAGATCATGAAATTTCTAGTCTAATAAAACAGGCTAGAAATTTAGCCGATAACGAGGTTTTGAAAGAAATTGACACAAGGACCAATGAAGACTTCGAGAAAGATCGTGAGGTTAAAAATTTGGCTCGATCAGAGCAATATAAGCGGAGGCGAGATGCCTTTAATAAATTAACAGAAAGGGATCGCTTAAGAATTTTAAGAAAAGCCAGAGAATCGGTTTCTAGGGACTGCCCAAGCGCCACAAATATCTCGATTAACAGTGGCTTGGTTAAGCAGATGGCATATGTTTTAGCTAATGAAGAAATTTGTTAGTTATTTTAAAACTGACAAATTTACTGTTAAAATGCGAAATATAATAGCAAGGAGTGACTAATGCAACAGACAAGACTAAAAAAACCGACGCAAGAGTGGGTTTTAGAACATAGAAATAGACAAGAAGTGAGATCGACAGCTTCGACAGAAAGACGATGTGAAAAGTGTAATCATTTTGACAATTCTCTAGTTGATTTGAGAAAGGTTGGGACGGGCCTTTGTAAGAAATTTCCGCCATTCAATGTCATGGTTGGGAATAGGCATGGCATGACTTGGGTTAGTGACTTTCCAGAAATAGAGAAGACGAAAGTATGCGGGCAATTTGAAAGAAAGTATTGAGCAATAAACTATCTGTTTTTGAATACAAATTACTGGGAAAACAAAGCAAACAAAAAAAGTTTGGGAACATTATCAATTTTCGTGATGGGGACAAATTTGATTCAAAAAAAGAAATGAATCGATATCTTGAGCTTTGCATCAGAAAATCAGCCGGTGAAATTAAATCATTGGATAGACAACGTGTGTTTCTTTTAATCCCAAAGCAGGAAGATGAACGGCCAGTGACCTATAAATCCGATTTTTATTATTATGACAATTTTATGAAACAAGAAGTTGTTGAGGATGTTAAGAGTGTCGCTACTAAAAAAATAGCTTCTTACATTATAAAGCGTAAGCTATTCAAAATTAAATATCCTGATATAATTTTTTTAGAGACATGAACAAACAAAAGCTATATGAATTAATAGGCATCCTAATGGATGCATTAGTAGCCCTTCAAGAGCTAAAGGACGGGCACGATCATGTTGATAGAGTAATTGACTCCATAAAGAAAAAGATCGAGGAATTAGAGCCAAAAGAATCTCTTAAAAACCGTTAGAAATGCTGGTTATTTTTTACATCGCATTTTTAACAGTTTGTTTCATTCTTTTTTATATTATTTACTTCTTATGGGCCACTGAGAAAGTAGTTATAAAATTCAATCTAAAACCAAAGCCTATTTATATAGACAAAAGAGTATTCAACTTTAAAAATAAGAATGCAGAAAACCTCTTTGATGGAACTAATCCAAAAATTAAATGGCTTGGCGTCTTAAAGAAAAATCAGATGGAAAACAAGCTTGATGATGCTTCAATTCCACCATTATCAAGTGTGTAACCAATTTTATATGGAACGCCTTTTATTTCGCCTTGCAATGATAGATTGATCCCGTCGTTTCCTTGACCATGCTTACTCGGTGATATTGCTGCCTTAAAGTCACCCCATGTTTTAATGTCTTGGCTTGATGTTATCTTTTCCGCCCATTGATTGGTTAATTCGTTTGGCAGTGCTGATTGAATCGAGTCCATTGCCTCTTGTGCAATTTCTAATTTTCTTTTTATTTCTTTTCCGTACTTTTTTGGTAGCTTTGCCCCTAGCTTTCCATAAATATTATTTGCTATTCTAACCGCGAATAACGCGTTTTTTAAAGTTTCTAATCTTAGTATCCATCTTAGTGCTGCTTTAATATAATCAAACATTTTGAACTCCTATTTAGTTAATTTTGAACCGGTGAAAGGTAAATATTTGCTATTGCCATCCCACTTGATTAGTGCCTCATGTTTATACTCTTTATCAGGGGTATTTATAGATACATGAATAAAGTTCTGGTTAGGATAGAGGATAATTTGTCTATATGGCAAGTTAGTGTGGTACGCCCAGTAATAAACGCCAATTAAGTTTTCACATGTAAAATCAGCCGCCAATGATGTGAGGTGATCACTTGTTTGAGCACCCCCGATGGCTTGATTTAAAATAGGCGGTCTAAATCCGCTTTTAATGGTCATTATCTCTTTAAATTTTTCCCTTATTGGTTGAATTATTGAATGCACAAGTTGGATAGTGTTTATCTTTTCTCTTTGTCTGAAAAGATCATAACAATATGGAATAAGGTCAGGGCGATCATCAGAAACGATAAACTCTTTAAACGTAAAATTTTCTGTTATAGATTCGGTTAAATTCATATATTGCCTATAATAACCCTATTAGAAATACAATTATATGCTTTGTTTCTATTCCCAAGATTGTCGATATATAACAAGCAATCCCAACCCATATAGCCATCGATCGACTATGTTCAAACTTATAGGTTTTCATTTCTTTTTTAATTTCTAATTTAAGCGCGTCTTTTAACCCTTCAAGTGATTCCCATTTTACTTTATTAAAAACTAAGAGTTCATCAATTTTATAGTCAATATCCGTTCTTAAACTATCAAAACGAGTGTCTACTATCCGAACGACTTCCTGATACTGCATTTTTGTGAGGCTGTTATGCGTAGTTATATTAAATGAATTTAAATCAAAAGACATGAATTTATTCTATCACGAAACGAATTTAATTATAGAGTGACCGTTCTAATGCCTGAAGACTGCATCCGATATGACTCGCTATTTGCTTGCGTGTTTCTTTCTTTTTAGAGTATGCGTTTTCTGCTACCCTGTTGTAGTAAAGGTTTTTAATTTTTTCAGGATCGTATTTTTTGGGTCTACCAAGATTACTCATCGCTCACTCCTTTTAATAATACCTAATAATTATAACGCAATATACATTAAAAACAAACCCGGAAATTTCGATACATAATCGCTTGACTTCCGGTGTGTTTTACATCATAATGTAAGCATCAAGTTAAAAGGAGGTTAATTTAAACAGTTAGAAAAATTTTATGAGGCGTTTGAACTTCAAAAACAATACGCCCCAAAGGAGAAAATCGTGAAAGGCAATTTAAACCAAGAAAACAAAGTACTAGATAATGAGGATTCAATCAAGATAAGAGATGAGTTAGAAACAAGAATAAATAGGGTCCAGGCAGAATTAGAGCTAGAGAGCGGCATGCGTGATTTGATACTAACAGTGCAAGATAAATACAAGGTTACTTTGAGCACGGTTCGATACTCAATGCTGAATGCTATTTACGAAGTCGAGCTATCTCGAAAAATGGGGGCGCTATAATGACTTACGCAAACTTTAAAAGCGAGATAAAAGCATCAAAAACAACTGATCAAATTATGTTAATTGGAATGAAATGTTCTGAATACTTAGACACTAAATCAATTGATGAATTAAAAGAAATCGCTAGAAAAAGAGTTCGTCAAATCATGGGTGTTCTATAATGTACTTTGATACTGAGTCTCCGCAAAGCATGTATGATGACCAGCCCGAAGTCATGGAATGTGACACATGTGGGAAGCATTATAATTTCGAACTATACTGCATACTTGAAAATGACTCTTGTCACCATTGCAATCATTATGATGGGAAGATATCGGATAAACAATTCGAATGCTTTCAAAAAGAATTTGAATATCAAGAAAGTAAGGAGGTTCAGATATGTATGTGAGGTGCTGCGCTTGTAAAGATATAAGAGGTGAGAAAAAGCCATTTTCAAACAAACAAACAAGTGACGGTTATTGCCTACCTTGTTTTAAAGCGCAAGCAATCATGGCTCATGTTAAGCCGAGTCTAATTGAGGAAACTTCTGATAAACTTCAAAAACTTGAAAATGAGGCGATAAGAAAAGGCGACTTAATATTATTTGACCGAAATAAATTGAGAAAAAAACAAATGCACCTAATTTCTGTTTAAATCTAAATCATGGGGAAGACATGCCCTTTTATGATAAAATATAATCGTGCAAGATATTTTACTAAAAAAAAATTCAGATAGTTTTTATGATATCGATTTCGAAAATGGCGATTTTAAATCAACAGATGGTTTAGATACCGCCATTATCATGAGCCTATTAACAGATGCCCGCGCAACATCGTCTGAGGTTCCCGAGCCATCAAGAAGACGCGGATGGATAGGCAATGAGCAAAACGACGATCCTGACTATCAAATCGGTTCAAAGCTGTGGCTTCTTGATCAATCACTCTCTACGCAATCGACAGCGAATAGCTCTGAAGGATATTCGTCTGAATCGCTGCAATGGCTGGTTAATGATCAACTAGTTCAAAATATAACAGCTGATTCTCAAACAGAGTTTGAAAACATATTAATCAATATTAAATTCACCCGTTTTGATAATTCAGTTCTTAGCAAACAATTCGAATTATGGGAAAATACCGAACTAGTATGATTATAAATCCTGTAGGAAAAAATTAAATGCCTTTAGATATCCCAACAACGCAACAGATATTTAATCGGCAAGCAAGCGACGTTATAAATGAGATTGATAATCTTGATCCATTTTTAAAAAACAGTTTTATAAGATCAATCTTGGTTGCATTTGCAAATGTGGCTTCTGAGATATATTCAACAATCGAGCAGGTTGAGCTTTTAACATTTTGGGATACAACTGAAGGAGCTGAACTTCTTAGATGGGCTGCGATATTTGGAATCACACCAAACCCGTCAACAATAGCCACTGGCTCAGTCACGTTCACGGGCATTGATGCAACCACAATTCCTTTGAATAGCCAATTCAACTCAACAAATGGACAAACCTATCAAACAACAGTATTGGATCAAATTGAAACAACCATATTGTCAGTAGCGACTATGACGCGGGTTAGTTCAACTGTTAGCGTAACGACAACTGCCTCGCATGGCTTTTCATCAAATATTAGCATCATTATTTCCGGCGCTGTTGAAACTGATTATAACGGAACTTTTAAAGTCGTTGTAACTGGCTTGAATACATTTACTTATTCAATTACAGGAACACCAACGACTCCTGCTACGGGTGTTATTTCAGCAACGTCGACATTTGCGAATGTCACAGTAGAAAGCCTATCATTTGGATCTTCTAATAATCTTGAATCCGGCGAATCTGTTTCGCTATCTTCTCCCATTGCAGGGGTTGATGATACCGGCTTTGTTTCTTTTGTTGGCGTAACTGGCGGAACAGACGAAGAAAGCGATGATTCTTTAAGGAATCGATTTTTGTTTAGGGTTCAAAACCCAGTTGCTAACTTCAATGTAAGCGCTATCGAATTGCAAGCAAAAACAGTGACTGGTGTAACTAGGGTTTTTATTCAAACGCCAAACTCATTATTAGGCAGCGTTTCATCAACAACACTTGAACGATTTGATACGTTTGCCAAAGCAACCACAGCAAGCCCACATGGCTTATTTGATGGGCAAATTGTAACCGTTACCAATGCAAATCAAACTGAATACAACGTAGTTAGCGCGAAAATACTTAAAATTAGCTCTACTGAATTTGGTTATATTGTATCTGGAACGCCAGCATCTCCTGCGACCGGTCCAATTGTTGTGAATTTTTCAGTTACAAATATAGGGCAAGTTCGAATTTTCTTTGTTAGGGATAATGACGGGACAGGACTAAACATAATCCCTTCAGCCGGAGAAGTTAGCGCCGTTAAAGACCAAATAAATAAAATTAGACCCGCTGATATACAAGATCAAGATGTGATCGTTTCTGGACCAACAGGAAATGTAATACCATTTACATTTTCTGCATTAAGCCCGAATACAGCTTCTATGCAAACCGCAATATCAGAAAATCTCCAATCATTTTTTTCAAGTGGTACGACGGTTGGTGTTAATCTAAAAAAAATAGATTATGAATCCATAATTAATTCTACCGTTGATTCAGGCGGTAATTTACTTGATAGCTTTACGCTAAGCACGCCAACGACCGACATTACGATCGGTGTTAGTGAGCTTCCTATACTAGGCACAATAACCTATCCATAATGACCATAAAACAATTTTCACAGGAGCAACACGCTAATTTATTTGCGCAATTTTTCCCTGATGGAAAAGCGTATGAAGCAAAATTTAGACTTGGTTCAAACTTAAGGCTGTTAATTGAATCTTTATCAATAGAACAAAAAAGGATTTATGATCTTTTTTCAACATTCTTAGAACAACGAGACCCTAGAACAACGGATATCTTTTTAGATGAGTGGGAATCATCTTTAGGGATACCTGATTCATGCATCCCTATAGCCGCTACAAAACAAGAGAGAAGAGATAACATTTTATTAAAACTGACATCATTGTCAGTACAAACAGAGGCCGATTTTATTAATTTAGGCGCAATTCTTGGCTTTACAATATCATTTGTGAACCCACCAGGATTTCCATATACATTTGATTTCATATTTAGTGACGACGAAAACGCCTTTCCCTATGTTTTCCCATTCGTGTTTGCAACAGAAACATTTGACATAGTAATCAAAGGTGATTTTCTAACTAATCCTTCAAAAGCTGATATTTTGCAGTGTTTAATTAGGATATTAATACCAGCATACAAAACAGTGACTTTCTTCAACTGCTAGTCTATAATATCGCTCATGGGTGTTACTGGACCATTTATAGCGGGCGACACGTACGCATCAACTGATGATAATACGAAAGTAGCTGAGATTAACAACGCTGTTACTGGCGCAAATCAATCGGTAAACACAGGGGATAACTCTCAGCTTATAAAAGGAATATCACAGTATAGTTCAGTAGGTGATTTCTATGAGGAATCCGGTGGCAGTGCAGCTGATGTTTATTTACTTCAACCAGTAAGCCCAAGAATATCTATTTTTGAATATGTTGAAGGAATGCGAATCAGGTTTCTTGTTGTAAATACAAATACAGGCGCTTCAACGATTAATATCAATAGTGTAGGAGTTAAAAACATAAAACTATCTGATGGCACAACAGATCCTAATCCTGGACTAATAAATGCTGGAGATTATATAGAACTAATATATGACGGAACCTCATTTAAAATAAGCAAAGTTATTGAGGAGTTTGATATTGCGTTGGGAAACATTATTTCTGGTGGCGCATCAGTAGATATAACAAACCTAAGTTTACTTCAAACAAAAAGATTTAGATTTCAGAAATCAGTAAACGGAGGAGTTTCAAACATAGTCCTTTTTAGTATAGATAAACTTGCCACACCATCTCAATTGTATTTTTCACTTAGTGGCCGAATTAATGCTCAAGAAGGTACATCCGCACTAGATTTAGCAGATTGGGATTTTAATCTAACAGGTAATGTTCAAGCATCTCCAGTATCAGCCTTTAATACTATTAATTTGGCACTTCTTAATCAAAATATTAACCTACAAACTGACATTACATTTAATTTGAATAGCAGTTCAAATAAGATTGAAGTCAGAGCATCAAACGCCGGTGCCAACCAAGTTCAAGTTTCTGGAAATATGGAGCTATACGTTGTCGCAGTTATTCCGTAAAAAACTAATTGAATATTTGACTAATCATAATTTCTGATAAAAATTTATTTTTATTTATGATTTTTTTATAATAAATTTTGCTGTATTTTGCTACTTCAAAATAGCCTTTTAATACCAATGCATTATTATATTCCCAATCTAATATTTCATTGTTATAAGGCATAATGCTTTTGTAATTTTCAATGGAAACCATTGTCTTTACGTCGATCCGTTCATTGTTTTCTTTGTTTATAAAAACAATATTGAAGTCGCTGTCTTGAATGTGCCATTTATTATTTATCATCACTTCGTTCATTGTATGACTTCTTAATTCTGGATAGTTATCAGTATAAATATGAACCACTCTATTTTTAATTTCTAAATATTTATATATTTTTCTCAAAACACCAGCTCTTGGACCGCAAGAAAGGCTCGGCTTCTGTGTGCCAGAAGCCATAATATTAAGAACCATGTTTAGATTCCAAGCGTCCTTATTGTTCCATTCATTTATATTGTGATTGCTATTTCTATATACAAATATTCTAGCTGCATCATGCAGAAGCACGTTTTCTTTATTGGAAATTAGCCTCACTTTATTTTCAATTTGTGACATTGTGTCTTGCTTTAATAAAGCATCATTTTTATGGATATAAGATATGTAAAAATTATTTACTGGCTTGGAAATTTTTAAAAAATAATTCATTCCAGTAATTTGACCTAGTATGGATAAAAAAGAGATCGAAATAAAAACAATAAAAAATGAATATAAAAACACAATAAAAGCGGACTTCGTTTTATTGTGTTTTGATTTATAGATAAAACTTTTTTTATATGGCTTTGCAGTTTCATCAACGTAAAGCGATAACGAAAGAAAATATATTCCAATAAAGACAAAAATAAATGACATTTTATAAAAATTCACATCAAAAAATAAAGACGATACGAAATAAATAAAAGTGCCTATAATTAAATACATGCCGGCGCCAACCAATCTAAATACTTTGGTATTTATTAAGTTTTCGTTTCTATCCATCATAAACATCCTCCATAAAATAAGCCTTGGCGAACCTCTTGATTCCCCCATTACGAACCCCATTAAATCCAGGAACAGCTTTTATTAAACTTTCATTATCTATTTTTTCATACCAGTTCTCAAATGCATCTTCTGAAATCACCGCCTTATCACGCTTTGTGCGCTCTTGTTTTTTCAAAATGGCTTCTGCTTGCTCCCTTATCGCCATTTCTTCAATGCTTTCAAATCCGGGTGTAACTGCCGTGTACTCGCCACTGTTTCTAAACGCACCCATCAAATATGCGATATTTGCGCGTTTATTAAATTTACCATCACTAGCCATACTCCAATTGTTTAAATCGTGAACAAAAGCGTCAATTGATGCCTGTGCTGATAATTCTGATATACCAAGCGCCGTTAATTGCGCGGCCTGTGATTTACCGAAGTGAACACCGAGCGCATTTAATTCGTCTGTATTAAGAATAATAATAATATCTTTATTAAGAGTTTTATTATTATAGGGGGATCTTGTATCGCACCCCGTAGCGCACACTGTATCTATGTTGCTACTATGTTGTATCGGTGTTGTATCTATGTTGTATCTATGTTGTGATTCGTGGTTTCTCTCAAAATCAAGTATTTCATTCCTTGTTTTATGGTTCATTTCGTATATAGTCCAGCCGGGTCTACCCTTATATGATTTAATCCTTTTTATACATCCCTTTGTTACAAGCCGGTTTAAGGCCATTCGTGCGGACTCCTTCTTACATTCTAATGACTCGGAAAGCTTATCTAAATATATTTGACCAGTCTGATTATTGTTAGCTCTTTTACAGATATCATTAAACATCATAAGGATGGTTTTTTCATTGCCACCAATATCATGAAAAGAGGCTTGTTTCGTATCTATGTTGTATCTATGTTGTATCGGAGTTGTAGCGGAGCTTGTATCGCACCCTGTATCTATGTTGTATCTATGTTGTATCGGTTTTGTATCTATGTTGTATCGGTGTTGTATCGATGTCATCGTGCTTGTCGTATCTATGTTGTTACTATGTTGTATCGGTGTTGTATCGATGTCGATGTTTTCAGTTTTAATCAAACCTAATATAGATGATTTTTTTTGAGATGAAAAAACGCCTGTTGTAAAATCAAGGCTATCTTTAAGCTCTTTATTTAAAGCATCATTATTCATTTTAATTACTTATTCTTTCCAAAAACTCTTTAGTAAAATCAAGATAATCTTTTGCGCCGTTTACCCATTTATTTCTTTGAAAAATAGATACCTTTTCACCATTTGCTCTTGATATATCGGTGTTTGTTCTAATAATAGACTTAAAAACTGATTCACCATATTTAGATCGCGCGATTGACTCCTGAAGCTGACAGGTTTTATTTCTCCCGTCATACATAGTGAGAACGTGTCCTAACAATATTAATTCTGGATTGGTTGTTTCCATTACCTCTTGCGCCAGTGATTCAAAATGACCCATGCCTTCTAATGAAAAACAATCTTCGCTTTTTATACACAGAATATAATAGTCAGAGCAAGTCAAAGCGCTAACTGTAAAGGGAGAATTGGGGCTAGGCGGCGTGTCTATTATGATAAAATCATATTGCTCTTTTAAATGACCTTTTGATATAAATGAACCCATTCCATTTATTGATCTAGGTGTGCCAAGTATTTCTTTTTCGGTTAAACACAAATTTTGATGGCTAGCTATTATATCAACGCCCTTAATGTTTGACTTTTTTATTTCATTATCTATTGCCTTTTTTGAAAATACATCAATCATGGTCAATGCAGTTTCATAATCCTGCTTTTTAAATGGAAACATTGCCATAGTCAGATTGCATTGTGGATCTGTATCTATCAAAAGAACACGCGAACTATGATCAACTTCCAAAATTCCAGCTGCTAAATTTATGGCAGTAGTGGTCTTTGCTACACCGCCTTTATGATTAGCTATTGTGATTATTTTACATTCTTTCATATATACTCCCTTGTTTTTAAATAAATGTATATAAGTTTTGGATAAATGTCAACTAAGTTTTCTATACTGGCCAAACCTGATTCGTTCTTAATTTATATTGATTTTTTAATTTTTAGCACGTTCAGCCAAATCCGAATTCCGAAAATACCGCATATTATGTTGGCTAAATTTGTAATTGACACCCCATAAGTTTAAATGTATCATGCACCTATACTTATAAAGGCTGGTGACAAAATGGAATTTAACAATAAAGATATAGTCCCCGCATTGAAATACGCCGGAAAGAAATGGTCTGAGGTTCCGGAGTCATATCTCAAGTTTGTTTCTAAAGGAACACTACTCTCTAGCGATAGCATTAGAGAGCTTAATCGAAGGGCATCATCCATATGTAAAGATTGCAAATCTACCCGAGTAAAAGATTTTGAGGATTTCGGATTAACTAAAATGCATTGCCTAGACTGTAATAATAATTGGATTTTATATTAAAAAAGGAGAAAGCGGTGATTGATCAAATAAGCATCGTGCTTAAACAAGGTTAAAAGGTGTCGAATCCGACACCTTTATCAAATAAGATTAAAGGAGACGTTATGAGTGAGAAAATAAATAACACCAAAATTAAATCAACTATAAGTTGCGCAAATTGCCAAGAGAGATTAGGTGTGCTTTCATCAAATAATGAACCTGATGAAGAGTCATATTTTTGTAATCTTACATGCCATAATGATTTTGGAAATAAAGGAAAATCTTTTTCTGATATCGTAAAAAGTCAGTATAGGGATAAATGAGAAAGCGATGCATATAAGAATTAAAAACTTAGTAATTAGATACTCACCTCCATGGTCAATCGGCAGGGTAGATAATAAATGCAGATGCAAAGTTTTTGACATTGGTCCATTAAGAGTAGCATTGCTATTGGATGAAAAATGCTTGGAAAAGGAGACGTTATGAGTGAGGAGATAAAAGTAAGGACAGAATCGTTAACAAAAGAAAAGATAAAGCAAGATATAAAAGAGTCTGAATTTCAAATTAATAGGTACAATGGGCTTCTATCCCCTTTATTAAAAGAAAAAAAGTATCATAAAACTGACATTCGTTTTTATAGAAATATTATTGAAATTCACAAAGAGTTTTTGGTAGCTAGGGAAACTAAATTAAAGGAGACGTTATGAGTGATATGGTTTTTAAAATAATAATAACATGGGCAGAAGCTCTACTTTTCTTATGCAAAATATGTGCGTTGCTTTGCTTCTCAATTATGTGTATTTCATGGAGAAAGCGATGAGTGATTTTCTTGTTCCAAAAATAATTTCCACTGTTATATTGGGAGTGTGGATATGGTCATCATACGTTTATAATTCGTATCGTAATGTAGAATTCAATATCTACACTAGAATAACATTCTATGGGCTATCAATAATCATTTGGCCTTGGATTCTATATTTTACTTGGATTAAATGATGAGTGATAGATTAATTATTAATACAAAATTAGGCAGTTGTATAGCTATAAAAAATACAGAAGAAAATAATTTTATGCTTGATTCATATAGCCATCTAGTTGATGCCTACTCAGAAATGGAGCCAATTATTGCAAGGTTAAAAATATTGGATGATATGGGATCGCTTAGGCATTACAATCCAGGAATTCCAGATATTTCACGAGCTTTAAAAGCTATCAAAAAACTGGAGGAGAGTTATGAGTGAGGAAATAAAATATGGAGAATGGCAGCCAATTGAAACGGCACCAAAAGACGGGGTTTGTGATGGGTAAAATCGAATCCCCGCCTAGATTGCCGCTTCATATGTTGGACAAAAGAATAGAGTATCTTGTAGGAAATGAGCTTCCGGTTTCAATGAGAAATGTCGATCCAAATTTAGCTCAGTGGTATGAGGAAACGCAACCGCTTTATCTTACAAAATGTTTTTTTGGATGGTTGTTTAAAAAAGACTACACACGCTTAAAGGAGTTGGACGACCTCTTTCCTGGCTATTAGTTCATATTGCACGTAATAAACTTTGTCGTGGGTAGAATAAAGGAGACGTCAATGGTGGCATTGCTAGTATATAACACATAATTTAAATATGACATTATACGATAGCAATGCTAATATATATTCATATTAAACAAAGGGAGTGATTGAGATGGAAATTAAAACACAAAGACAGGAATCAATAGATGACGCAAAAAGACTGGGAATAGGAAATGGAATGGAGCCAGTAGTAACTCATAATAAAAAGACTGGCAATTATTCACTTCATTTTGAAAAGCTTGGATCTAAATCAATCGGAGATATAGAGGATCTTGGAGTAGACGGCGAAAGAACAATTACTGATATTCCAATGAGACCATTTTAGTTGTCATGATTGATATGATAAGTGCTTTAATAATATTATTTATAATAATAGCAATGATTAGATCATCGATAGGTCGGGCTTTTATTAAGGGTTTTAGAAATGAGAGCAATAACAATAACACTAAATGGAAATCAATAGATACGGCACCTAAAGATGGATCATGGGTTTTATTGAGGGGGGGGCGAGGCTGGCTTTTCTGACTACAACAATGAGGTTAAAAATGGCCCTGGATTTCCCCCAGCTCAAATAGGATTCTATAATCCTCCTAACGAAGAATGGTGTGAGGAAGAGTCATGGAATACCACTTACTGGGACGGTACATGGGGAACAGAATACATCGACCCAACTCACTGGATGCCTATACCTGAATATTTGGAGCAAGAAAATGCCAACTAAACCAAAATACGACTACGATATAAAAAAGATAGAGGCCCTTCAAAACGAGGGGCTTTCTATCAGGGCAATAGCGAGACAACTTGGGTGGCAAGAGGACAGCACTCAGCAATGGTTGAATAGAAATTATAAGCGTGTTTTTAAGTTTGTTAAAAAGAATTAAAGGAGACGTTATGAATGATAATGAAATTATAGAAGCTGTGGCAAGATTGTTTATTGATAATGGCGGTGACTCAGACGGATTTTGGTACCTGTCAAATAACATAAGCGGAAAGATTGATGAAATGAAGGAGACGTTATGAATGATAAAAAAGAATTTTTAGTAGGAGATAAAGTAACGTATGTTCCACGTCATGCAAAAGGCGACGCTAGTCATCCCGACTGTGAAGAAGGAATAGTGACATCAATGAATGATAAGTTTGTTTTTGTCGAATATGGGACAGGAACTGCAAAAGGGACAGATAGAGATTTCCTTGTTTTGGGATAAGATCTAAATTATTAAGGAGACGTTATGAGTGATCTGTATCAGGAATTACTAGGATACAAAATGGAAGTCATCAGAAAAAAAGAAGGCGTTAGTCAAGAATTTGTTGGAAACCTTTTAAATTGCACGCCATCCAAAATATCTTATTATGAATCAGGAAAAAGAAAGCTATCGATATTAGATGCTTTGAGGTTTTGTAGAATATTCTGTATTGATATCGCTTGGTTTTTATCAGTAAATGATCCCTTTAGAATAAAAAATGAAGCTTAGGAACACACCCTAGCAACTGTAATATTAATTACCGTTGTTAGGGAATAGAAAGTGTGTTTTAATATAAATGCAGCCAGAAATGGATATCTTTGATTAAATAGGTGTGAAAACATGACGATGGATTTACAATCGACGCAGTTGTCGACAAAGATTTGGGCGACGGCCCCACGCAACACTGAGTCGGTAAAAACGGTCTGGGAGATCCTGGGCGGGCCGACTCAAAACAAACGAGGTCAAAGGAGTTAGTGATGAGTAAAGATAAACCGGAATTAATAATAGATGGGAACTATATCCCATATGTTCCAAATAATTTGGAGTTTGATCTTCCATCGCCCGATCCAGTAGAGATTACAATCCCATTTACAAAAAAAGAATTCGATAAAATAAAGACCGGAGACATCCTGACCTTGAAAACAAAGGTTCGTGGAATGCATTTAAACATCATAATGAAGCTAGAGGGGTGAGCGATGAAAATATTTAAAAAATACGCATTAATATTTATTTTCTGCATCATATCATCAAATGCATTTTGCTTTAGCTCTATTATAAAGAATTTCAGAGGGCAACCAACAAGCAATTTGATAGTAGAGATTGATGAGCGTGTAAATGGGTTTGTTTATAGTGCATCTGGACACATTGATTACAAAGAAAGGTTTATTTATCTCGAGGTAGAGTCAAACCAAAAGATAAAAATAAATCCAAGATGGTCATATCAAATAAAGTTTCACTCTGACAGATTAAGAGTGTCCCCGTCTTTCTTTTCTGAAAAAATAAAAGACATACAAAAAATATCAGTGACAAAAGAAGGTAGCCATATAAGCGCATTCAGAATCCCGCTAACAAAGCTAAATGTTAGATCATTAAGGAAACTTGGGCCCAAAAGAATTGCAAAAATAACGATAATAATCGGAAATTCAAAATCCAGATTTAAGGTAAAAAAAAAACGATAAAGGAGTGAGCGATGAGCACGAAAACATTTGAATGTAAAAAATGCGGGTGCGGATTTGCAGAGCAAATATTAGACGGGAAAGATGCAAATGATCCAAAATTAAACTATAAGCTTTGTGATAAATGCTACAAAAACTAGACAGTAATAACGAAATAAAAGGAGTGAGCGATGAGTAATTTTATTGAGCTCTATGCAAGAAATGCAACAAAATTCGATAGGGTAATCTTTGACGATATTACATACGTTGAAAAACACGAGATCCATTTAATATCAAAGCTAAAAGGAAAAGAAGTCGACAGAATAATACTTAAAAAATCATATGGTTTTGGTGAATATCTAGCATGCCAATTCCTAGATCGCAACATATTGAATGATAATGGTTGGGATAAAGTGAAGTCTGAAGTTGAAGAAATTCAATTAAAGATGAAACGCTTAATGGAATTTATAGAAACGCAAAGAATTAAAACCATGGAAGAGAGTGTGGATTCAGATATTATTCTAGAAAAAGATAATGCTCCAAAAAATAGACCAGAATAACGAAATAAACGAAATCATTCAGGATCGAGAAAAAGAACACCGAAAACTTGCTTCTGTATTGTCACATTTGGCAAAAAATCCGCATCAGGCCAAGTCTATATTCCTAAAAATGGACGTTTCTGACAATACAAGAAAGGAATATGCATCTAGAATTAATCAATTCTTGGCTTTCTGCGAATACCATCCCATCACACTCGATATTTTTCTAGACTTCAAAAAAGAACTATCTACCTGCGAATTAAAGACATCGTCAAAAAATAAGTATCTTGGTGTCGCCAGAATATTTTTAAGGGAATTGGTCCGGCAAGGATTTATAAAAGACCCAACACTAAATGTAAGATTGTTCAAATGTGGGATCGGACATAAGAAATTCGGCCATACATCCGAAGAAGTTAAGAAAATAACGCGTTTTTTAGACAATTCTGATAATACACCCGAATTTCATCGAATGAAGGCCATATTCTATCTAGCTGCTATGCATGGCTTGAGGCAAGTTGAAATTGCCCGCCTAGGCTATGATGACGTGGACCTTTTTTCGGGACATTTGAATATTATTGGAAAAGGGCGCGATGATAAAGAACGTGTATATATTTCTGAGAAAACTATTGACGTTTTGAAAACATATATGGATTCTTGGAAAATTCATACAGGTTCGCTTTTTATATCAACAAGCAACAGGTCCAAAGGAAAGCGACTATCAACCTGGGCAATTAGGCAAATATATAAAAAGTTGAAAATTTCATGCGGGACAAATGCATCGATGCACGGGTTTCGACATTTCTTTACAACCGAGATGATAAAGAAGAACATCCCATTAAATACGGTCCAGAAATTCACGAGGCACAAATCGCTCAATATGCTTCAGGTTTATAATGACGAGATAATCCTAAAAGATGAGTCATCTGATATTTATGACAAAGTTTTTTCGAAATATACAGGATGTTAATAAATGCCGGAAAATGAAGTGGATAAATTTCATAGAGCAGTCGGAATGTGGGTCCTTATCATAATAGCGGTAACCATGTGTATTTTTCTATCGTAATTTTTACATATGTAAAAAGAAACAATAAACTTAGATACAAAATCATTTGACATATGTCAAAACAATGTTATTATATTAGTAGGAGGAATACACATGGACAAACCAGAAATAGGCAGTTTCAATATTGGCAGAGAATTGGACGAGATTCGAAAGATGATCGAAATGATTGATAGTTTAAAGGAGTGAACGATGAGAAAAATTAAGTTCAAGGCTTTCGATAAAGAAGAAAATAAAATGCATCTCGTTAGTGGAATAAGCTGGATTAACCATAAGGTATGGCTTGAGGGAGTAGAACAAAAACACCTAGAGGATGTTGAGTTAATGCAATACACAGGCCTAAAAGACAAAAACGGAAAGGATATTTATGAGGGGGATATTCTTTCTGATGGAGCAGTTGTTGATTGGTTTGAGAACTTGAGTTATGACTCTGGCGGTCGAAAAGCACCTAAAATTGTATCGATTAAAAAGGCGGGATAATGATGTCAAAAGCACAAGAAATTGTAGAAGAACTCGATGCGTTAGAAGAAGCGTCCCCTAACTACACAAAACTAAATGCAATGATCAATCAAATTGCTATGTCAAGAGACACAGGCAAGGGTAAAGGCGATGATCCAAAATTCAAAAAGGACGCACAATCCCTTCTCAAAAAGATGACTGATGATGAAGAACTTTCACCTAACGACATGAAGAAACTTGCAGGTCGATTGTCTAAAGCAATGGGTGAGTCATTGAATGAGAAAATTAAAAAACAGGATACTAAAACGATGAGTAAATTAAACGACCTATCAAACGAAACCATAATCGGAGCGATAAAAGACTCCAAGACCATGGATTTGGCCGCGGAGAAGATCGGGTGCTCAAGGCAGGGACTTTACTATCAGATGAAGAAGCGGGGGATTCGTAATGAGAGAGATGCAAGGGTAAAGGAGTAATCGATGAGATGTGCACAATGTAAATACATGAAGCCGCTTTACAGAACAGAAAGAGATGGAAACAGGTCACCCCTGTCGCATGGTGAATGTCACCGATACCCGCCAAAGCATGACGATAATATTATGAGAATATTTCCAAAAGTACTTCTCTATGATGACTATTGCGGGGAGTATTCGGTAATCGATGAACAACGCGCGAAGCATGAAGAGATAAAAGACACAACGGAGATAATGTATTTAGAATTATCTGCAAGGGCCGAAAATTTACTTCGTAGACACAAAATTATTAATGTCGGCATGACAAAAAAGCTGACAAGGGAGTTGATGAAAACATGGAAACATTGTGGAGAAAAGACCATTGATGAAATCATAAATGCAGTGCGATTATTTTATGATGAATGATTTATTTTAACTACGCGCAACACTGATTACACGTAGTTACTGAGGCCCAGTAGTTGACGCGCCGCCAGAAGTAACCCCGCCATGCGTATGTGAATTCAAGCTAATCGCGCCAGCTGTAACGTCCCCAGTTGCAGACATGCTTGTTGCAGAAACAGCGCCGCCAGTAGCGGACATTCCACCAGCGGTAATTGACGCGCCAGATAAAGCCCCTGTAGCCGTTACTGTGCCATTTACCTGAAGATTTCCATTTATTGTTACAAGGCCCGTATTCGTAAATGCTCCTGTGTTATCCAAATCTGTTGTCGAAACTATATTTGGTGCATTTATTGTAATATCGCCACTTGCATCAATCAATATTTTCTTTCCGCCTATTATATCTATATCTCTTGTTACATCTAAAGTGAAATCCTTTCCGCCTATTATATCTATATCTCTTG